GCGTGGGAAGAAGCGCTACTGGCACAAGGCCGTGGAGATGCGACCGGCCAGCATGGCGACTTCGTTCCAGCGCCGATGAGGCCCGTCCCACCTCCGATCGAGCCGCCGAAACCGCATCCTTGGCTCGACGCGAACGTGATCAAGAAGACGACGACCTCCGTGACGCTGGTCGGCGGGGATTCTCTTCCGACACCAGTCAGAGTGCCGCTGCCGCCGCCGCCCCAACCGCATCCTTGGCTCGACGCGAATCTCGGAACGGAGCGGATCTCCGTGACGCTGGTTGGCGGGGATTCTCTCCCGGAGCCAGTTCGCGTTGCGCGGCCACTTCCCCCGCCGCCGGACCCGCACCCTTGGTTTGATGCGGGGCGTGGGGCTGGGCATGCCGCCGTGACGCTGGTCGGCGGGGATTCTCTCCCGGAGCCAGTCCGCGTTGCGCGACCCCTCCCACCTCCGCCAGATCCACATCCTTGGTTTAGGGCAAATCTCGGAACGGAACAGGCTCCCGTGACGCTGGTCGGAGATTCGGCTCCAGCGCCGGTTCGGGTGCCCCTGCCGCCGCCGCCACCACCCAAGCCGCATCCTTGGTTCGAGGCGCGGCGCGGTGCCGGGCATGCTCCTGTAACTCTGGCAGGCGGAGATTCTCTTTCGGAGCCCGTCCGCGAGCACCGTCCCGCGCCTCCGCCCAAGATCCATCCGTGGCTGGAGGCCAATCGCGGGGAAGAGCAGGCACCGAGGATGGTTGTCGGTGGCAACATGATTCCGGACCACGCGCCCAGAGCGCCGCTGCCGCTGCCGCCAGAGCCGAAGCCGTTGCCTTGGGTCGCGGCCGTACTCGCGCGGAGTCAGGCCCCGGTGGTGGCCGGCGGCGATTACGTTCCTCCCGCGAGTCGCCGCGCCATTCCGCCGCCGCCGCTATTCAAGACGGTCCCATGGGAGGTCGCGGCACAGGCGCACTCGGACGATTCTGGCGAAGCGCTTCGCGACGTCTTCGAGAGCAAGCAGCCGCAGACGCCTCCCGCAAAGACCGTTCACCCAACACCGCGACCGGAGACGGCGCGGCACGAGGTGGAGATACAGGACGTCCTTCGTGGCGATTGGAAGAGGAGTTAGGGCCATGAGCTTCACCGAAACGCTGGAGATGGAGGTGTACGTTGCCCGTTAATTCCCCGTGCCGCGAGTATCTTGCGAACATCGAGCCGTGGCAGCGCTGCCGGGATGCATACGAGGGCAGCGATGCTGTGAAGGCGCAGGGTCGGAAGTACCTTCCTTCGCTGGACAGCCACAAGCGAAATCCAAACGGCTATGCGGAGTACGTGCTGCGTGCGCTCTACTTCAATGCGATGGGCCGGACTGTCGATGGGCTCGCCGGATCGATCTTCCAGAAGCCTCCCATCTGGGAGGTGAGCGAAGAGGTCGAGGATTTCATCGGGGACATCACGCTGACTGGTGTGACCGCAGAGATGTTCGCGCTCCGCTCGACGCGCAACATCATGATCACCGGTCGCTGGGGCATCCTCGTGGACATGGGGACCGCCGAGACGGAGGACAAGACCCCTGCCCGTCCCTACTTCGTCGGCTACAAAGGCGAGGACATCATCAGTTGGGCAACGGAGCTTGTGGGTGGCGACCAGCGACTCACGATGGTTGTGCTCCGAGAGTTCGATGACGACCCGGATCCGACCGACGAGTTCGTCAGGAAGCAGGCCGAACAGTACAGGGTCCTGCGTCTGTCGAAGGGAAAGTACACGCAGGAGATCTGGTCGAAGATCCCCAACTCGGAGAGCTTCGTCAAGGGAAAGACCGAGACTCCGGTTCGGCGCGGTGAAGCGCTCGGCTTCATCCCCTTCGTCTTCATGTCGGCGATCAGCATCGAGCCCACCATCGAGAAGGCACCGCTGCTCGATCTCGTAGACGTTAACCTCTCGCACTACCGGACGATGGCCGACCTTGAGCACGGACGCCACTACACAGCGCTCCCGACGCCGTGGGTGGCTGGTTCGCTTCAGGGCGACGAGGGCGGCGGTGATCTATCGATCGGATCCGGCGTCGCGTGGATGTTGGACAAGGGCGGCAGCGCTGGGATGCTGGAGTTCAGCGGCGCGGGCCTCCAGTCGCTCGTCACGGCCGATCAGGAGAAGCGGAAGATGATGGCGATCCTTGGCGCTCGGCTGCTGGAGGACATCGGTGGTGCCGAGACAGCCACAGCAATCACAATGCGCTACTCCGGTGACCACGCGACGCTCCGCACCATCGCAGCCGTTCTGGAGCAGGGATTCACGAAGGCCCTCAAGTGGGTGGAGTGGTGGGTAGGGACGGAGACCACGCCCGAGGAGGTCGAGTCCGAGGTCAAGCTCAACAAGGACTTCTTCGCGGCAAAGGCCCCCGCCGGAGACATTCAGGCGGCGCTTGGTGCGCTTCAGGCCGAGCAGATCAGCTACCAGACGTTCTACAACATTCTCAGTGAGGGTGGCTGGGCGAGGGAGGGCATCACGTACGAACAGGAGCGTGAGGACATCTCGTCCGACCGCAAGGTCAACATGGAGGCGGCAGCCGAGGTGCAGAAGGCCATGGCTGAGATGCAGGCCGAGGCGGCACCGCCGGAGGCCGCCCCAGCCGTGGCTCCGCCGCCAGACGCAGGACTGGACGAAGGACAGCCACCGCCGGAGGACGCCGAAGGACAGCCAGACGACGGCGGAGATGGTGGCCCGGAACCGACAGAGGAGGAGATGGCCGCCGCAGAGAAGGTCGCGGCGGAGGCCGAGGCGGCAGGGGAGGAACTCACCGAGGAGGAGTTCTACGCGCGAATCGAAGAGGAGTTGAGTAAGGCGAAGAAGCCGTCACCGTCAGCGAAGCCGACGCCACCCAAGAAGGCGTAACAATGGCTGTCCTAAGGCGAACCAAGCTTGAGATCGAGGGGATGAAGATCGAGCCGCGCCTTGCTCGTGCATTGGAGAGGGCGATCCGAAAGATTCAGGCGTCAGTTTCGATCTCTGAGCTTGGGCTGGCGATACAGTCGAAGAACGTGGCTCGGGCAATGGCGCTGTTTCCAGACTCGGCCGTCAGGGATGCGCTGATTCCATGCGCTCGGATCATTGAAGATGCCGTGGTGAAGGGCGGGCGCATCGCAGCCGACGGGATGAACAAGAAGGCGGCGAATGGCTAACGCGCCAGTGACCAGAGCGAAAGCCTACGCGAAGAAGGTCGCGAAGCCTCCGCTCACGGTCCCGCTCGGGAACACGACCGGCAAGATCGCGTTCCGCTTCGACGGCAAGAACGCCAAGGCCGCCAAGGTCGCGCAGGCCGTTGGTGCGAAGCTCGTGACATTCGTGACCGACGACACGATGGCTGCGCTCCGAGCCATCGTAGTCAAGTCCATCCGTGATGGCATTCCGCCATACGATGCCGCGAAGTCGATCGTTGGTGTCCTGTCGAAACCGGGCGCGACCACAAACGAGATGCCGGGGATGCTCGGGCTGAACAATCCGCAGATTCTGGCGGCCTTCAACTACAAGACCGGACTGATCGACATGGGGCACAACCCGGACACGGTCGATCGGCTCATGGCGAAGTACGTCACCCGGAAGCTGCGTGAGCGGTCCGTTCTTATTGCCCGCACAGAATGTCTACAGGGCGATACGTCTGTGAGTGGGGCCGTGGTGTCGGCAATTTATCGACGGTGGTATCAGGGCGACATTGTCGAGATTACCACCTATCACGGCCGCAAGTTCTCCGCATCCCCGAATCATCCGATGCTCACGAGCAGGGGTTGGATGTCCGCTGGCGTAATCTCGAAAGGCGATTATCTGATCTGCGACGACTGGGAGCAGAATCCGAGTTCTCCTAGAGACAAGGACATAGCAGACCCACCACCCACGATCAGACAGATATTTGACTCGATTCCGCTGTCGAGGGTCGAGCAGGGGCGAGGTTACCAGCAGGACTTCCACGGCGATGGGCGGCAGGGCAAGATCGACATTGCGCGTCCCGACGGGGCACTGATGATCGGCCGCTTCTCTCCGATCTATAAGGAAGCGTTGGAGCACATCCTCTCCCCAGCCGATCTGTCGGCAACGCCGCTCTGCATGACGTGTGGCCGACTGCTGGCGATCAATCATCGCGTATGCTTCGGCCTTGGTTCGCAGCGTGATGCCACAAGAAACGATACGGTCGCGAACCGTGGGCTGGCTGAGTCCGATTGCGACCGAAATGAGTCGGATGGACTCTCCGGCCTTGTATCTTCGGACGATCTCGTTCGTGGGGGCGCGAATCGGCTCGGTCGCCTTGCGTCTAGTGAGCCCTGCCTCCCGAACGACTCTTGCTACCCACGACTGGCTGACTCCGATGTGGCTGGCGACTTTCCACGAGTTCAGACCGCCGCCGTAAAGATCGATCGCGTCTTGTCGGTAGTGACCAGCAAGTGGGCCGGGCATATCTTCAATCTCTCCACGCCGTATGGGTACTTCGCTATCGAGAACGGAGTATACACCGGAAACACGATGTTTGCCTTGAACACCGGTGCGGAGATGGGCTACATCCAAGCGGCCAAGCAGGGGGCGCTTCCGCCCGAAGCAAGGATTAGCTGGATCACCACTCCAGATGAGCGTCTGTGTTCTAAGTGCGCCCCAATGAACGGAAAAACGAAACCGATTGGTGCGAACACGACCTTCTCGAACGGCTCGATAGGCCCCCCCCTACATCCTGCGTGTAGATGCGGTACGGGCATCGTTCTGGCTCCGCCAGAGGGCGAGGAATAGACGGATGGCCCGCCCCCGGAAGTCCGAGGAGAGCGCCCTGACGGAGACGCTTCATCTTCGCGTGACGAAGTCGGAGGCGGACCTAATTTACAGCGGCTCAATCCGTTCCGGGCTGTCAACCTCCGAGTTCCTACGTCTGGGCTTGCGCCACATCTTTGAATCTGCTAGTTTCCGTGTCAATCATGACGTTGACGCTGGCAATCGGACCTAAACTCTGGAGTGACTATGGCTTTGAAGGCGACGCTGGCGGACCTCGAAGGGCTTCCGGATCCGATCAAGGAGGCCTACGAGGAGAGGGACGGCAAGTTCGTCCTGCGGGTCGATGGTGACATCCCCGGCTTCGTTCCATCGACGCAACTGGCCGACTCGAACGCGAGGCTGGCCGAGTTCCGAGACAACAACAACAGGCTCAACTCCCTGAAGACGGAGTTGGAGACGAAGCTCAGGGGCTTTGATGGGATCGATCCCGCCGAGCATCACAGCCTGAAGACGCGCATCGCCGAGCTGGAGAAGATCCGCGTCAAGGGTGCGGACGACGTGAACACGATCGCCCAGCGTGCAGTCGAAGCGGCCGTTGGTCCGATGCAGAAGCGGCTGGACGAGATGACGGCTCGCGAGCGGGCGGCCGAGGAGCGGGAGCGGCAGTCCGCAGCGCTGCTCGCGCGGAAGAGCACCGAGAGCGAACTGACGTCCATCGGCCTGAAGTTGGGCGTGGATGAGCGTGCGGTCCCCGACTACGTTCGGCGCGGTCTCGAAGTGTTCCAGTACGAGGAGGGCCGGCTGGTCGCGAGGCAGGGTGACACTCCGCTCTACTCGCCCACAAATCCGACCCAGCCGCTTGGTGTCGAGGAGTGGGCGAAGTCACTGCTCTCGGAAGCCCCGCATCTGTTCAGGCAGTCGAAGGGCGGCGGCGCGGCCCCGAAGGGCGATCCGCCACCACCCTCGCCGCGCAAGATCATTTCGAACGACCCTCT